TAAGCTTAATCATGCCGGTCGTCCTTCGCTAGACGATTTAAAAGAATCTGTTCGATATCAATATGATGCCAGCGTTGTATTCTTAGTTCATAATGATGTGAGTAAGAATAAGAATAGTGCAAAAGTATTTTACAACGTTGAAACAAGTCAAGATATTCAACCAATTATTGAATTGGATTGGGCAAAAAATAAACGAAGTGAATTTAAAGGCAGAAGCTTCTTTTATTTTATTCCACAATATTCTCATGTAACAGAATGTTCAGCAGAAGATGCTGAACGTTTTAACAATATTATAAGAGGTTAAGATGAATCAATCTGTATACGAAAGCGTATTACAAAAATTTAAAGAAAGCCAAAAGACATCTCATATTGCTAGACGAGAAAACTTTTTTAAATCATGGTCTAAAAATTTAGAATTACTTGTTGACTCTAGGTTCCCTAATATGCAAGTTATTAAAGATATTTTAAACTTAGCTGCTCGCTATACTGTAACTGAAGTTCTAAATGAAGATTTAGAGATAGAACACTATAGCCATTTATTTAAAGCTCGTGATATTATTACCAAGTTTATTGAACAATTTAAAGATGACGAATTATTAGTTGCTTCTGATTTTAAAGAAAAAATTTGTCAAGCAGTTGAATGTTTGCAAGGTCCTAATAGCGATATTCCTTTATTGCGTCCAGCTCCGAATACTCCAGATCAAGTATTCTATGAATCATATTTATTAACATTAATGCATTATGGTAAAAATAAATAGCAATCAATTTTTAGATTATTTAGATAGTCCTTGGTATTATAATATAAAATATAATACTCCAATTCCAACAGATGAGCGCACATTGCGGTCGTCTCTTTTGGATGTGTCATATGCATTTTTAGGTAGTATCGCACAGAAAAATATTCTTACGATGCCTAAATTAACTAAAATGCTCGATAAAATATTCAATGAAATTCCTCATCGAATAACTCCGAAAGACATAGTTAAAGGTATTAATCGATTAAATAATCTATATAATTATTGTAGTGAAAAGCAATTAAATATTGTTAGTATTGGTCATATACATGAATTAAAGTTTGATAACGGTAGTATCGAAGTCGATATTGGACCGATCGCTTATGAACATGGTCAATATTTTTTATTCTATCCAGTATATGATCATGTATTTAATCAAGATAAAGCTGATAGTGATATTAAGTGTACACTAGATTGGAAAGCTGCATACGATGCATTTGATTTTCAATTAAGTGGTGTTATGTTTTATTACGCTAAAACAAATAAAACATTTATTTGTTATCGTGATATTAGCAGTATCGAACGATTAAACTTTATTGCGAACAATGTATTAAAAGGTATAGAACAAGGAATTTATTTTCCTGTTCGAGAAGAAAGTAGTAAGAGCCGATTTATTCCAGAATTATCAAGAACATTTACAGGTAAATAATGGCTTATACTATAGATGGCTGTAATTATAAAACTAAAGCGTTACGTGATACGCATGTTTTATGGGCACAGTATATTAAAGAAAAATTAATTAAAAGCTTTGAGTTGCCACAAGTTAAAGACAAAATTAAGAAAAGCCGGTACTTTTCTTATAAACCAATTGTCGACGATATTAAATTTGATAGTTTAATGGAAGCTTCTTATTATATTTTTTTAAAACAAAAAATTAAAAATAAAGAAATTCTTTCATTTGAACGTCAAGTCAAATATGAATTGCAACCTGCTTTTAAAAAAGGAACGAAACGAGTTTTAGCTATTAATTATATAGCAGACTTTGTCGTTACTAATTTAGATAAGACTGTTAGAGTTATCGATATTAAAGGTAAAACTACAGCCGATTTTAATTTAAAGAAAAAAATGTTTGACTATAAATTTGAAGGTCTAACATTAGAATGCTTACAATTTTATGATGGAATTTGGCAATCGCTAGATGAAATCAAAAAAATTAAGCGGAAAGCTAAAAAGAAAAAATAATGTCTGAACCAATTTTCTTGGAGGGACAAAAAGAAGCTTGGGAAGAAGTTGATTCCATTGTATTGGAATGTCAAGATACTAATACTCCGGCTATAAGAAGAGATGAATTATTAGAAGAATTATTAATCCGATTCGAACCATTTTTAAATATGTTTAAAGACTTATTACTTCACGATAAAACATATTTAAATAATAAAGTATCACGAGATTTTATCGGCTTGTATATTGCCGATACTGGTTTACGATATAAAGTATTCCAGAATAAACGTTTAACTAAAGATGAATTTAACGAAGTTAATCGCAGCCTTAGTTTAATTCGTGATAATTATGGTAAACAAGCTAATGTAGAAAATGATTTACAAGCTATATTTACTCAAATGGTTATGAAATATAAAAAGACTAATCGTTCTTTTAATACTTATATATCTTATGTATTTAGATACGAATTATTTAGGTTCATAAAGGCACACCTTAAGGATCGTCTTAATAATAATTATGACCGTTCCTCTTTTGAAGATCGCGTTATCGGGACTTATAACGTTCATCATTCATTAGATTTAAGTGATCAGATTACGATTACTAGTAATGATTCTTTCAGCGATAGTTGGAAAAAAGGAATTTGTTGCTCCGATATTTTTAGCGAATTAACCGAAGAAGAACGAACAATTATTTCTATGCTTTTCTATGAATTATTGAAACCAGCAGAAATTCAAGAAAAGTTACATATGAATGTAAATACATATCGTCGTATTAGACGTACAGCGTTAGAAAAACTTGAAAAAGCTACGGGATTAACAACAAAACATTTAAAAAAACATAGAGCGAGCAATTAATTTTGCTCGCTTTTTTCTTTTATATATGATATAATATATATGAAAGGCGGTTACTCATGATTACAAAACAAGAGTACAGATCTCGTTTAAAGGTAAGTGAATTGTTAGCTAAAATACTTGAATTAAAACAGATCCCCATGGAGACTGCATATAATATTTTATATAATCAAGATAAGCTAATTAATGTTGATGAAACTGACGAGATTATTAATATGACACAAGCGGCAGAAGAATTTGTGTCGTATATTAATGAAGGACGCGATGTCTATGTTTACGCAGATTATGACGTAGACGGTATGACAAGCGGAACGATTATGGCTAAATTTTTACCGAAAGTTTGTAAAAATAAAAGTCAAGTATATTTCCCAGAGCGTAGCGATGGATATGGCTTAAGTATTGCCTTTATAGAAAAAATAAATGAAGAATATAAAGACAAGCTTAAGCCTCTTTTAATGACTGTCGATAATGGTATCACTAAGGTGGAAGAAGTTGAATTATGTAAAAAATACGGAATTCCAATTATAATTACAGATCATCATCTTCCTCAAGAAGTTTTACCAGATACTACGATAGTCGATCAACATATATCTGACTTAGACCATTGGGCTAAAGGTATATGTGGCGCAGGTGTAGCTTATTACTTTTGTCGAGCAGTCGAACGAGAACTGGGATATAATTATTATGAAAGTAGTCGATTAACATATTTAGCGGCTATCGGAACCATTGCCGATGTGATGCCATTAGATAATATGGTAAATCAAGCTATCGTAAGAAAAGGATTCAATCAAATCGATACTGGCAATATTCCGAACACTTTATCCACCTTTATTAAACAATTAACTAATACTAAAATAAATGGCGATATTGTTTCTTGGACTATTGCTCCTCGATTAAATAGCTGTTCTCGTATGTTTGATATTATGTCTTCGATTAAATTATTTTCAGTTACACAAGATCCATTAGAAATATGTGCTAATGTAGAAGAATATAATAATCAGCGTCAGAAGATAACTAAAGAATATGTCGAAATTATTCAAAAAGAATATGTCGACGATAGTGGTATAGCATTGGTTGCTCTCGATAACATTCCTCATGGTATTATCGGTATATTAGCTGGAAAGCTTGAAGAATATTCTGGTAAACCATCGTTTGTCGGAGTTAAAGACGGAACGATTATAAATGGTTCGGCACGCAGTAATACGTATCCTCTTGATGTATTATTATATGGAGAACCCTCTGTCGCTTCATATGGTGGTCATGCAGCCGCTTGTGGCTTTGCTATATACCAAGAACTCGTAGAAGAGTTTAAACAAGCCTTAACGGCTAAAATTTTAAGTTTTACGCCTATTGACGATGGCGATATAGTTGTTAAACCAAAACAATATATAGAATTAACTCTTAGAGATTTAACTAAAGAATCGTTCGAATCTTTTAATATTTTATCTTACGATAAATCTGGGTTTGAAAAGCCTTTAGTTATTATTAAAGATTTAACTGTACTAGCAATTAAGCCTAGCGGAAATAATCCGTTAAATATTAAATATACAATATTTGATGGCGATACAAAAATGGATATTTGGGTTTGGAAATTAGGAGATCAAGGAATTGATGTTGGCGATAGAATTTCATTAGCTGGTGAAATTGAGCGCAACTTTATGAAGCCCAAATTATTCACTTTAAAAGTTTCGGAGATTATTAAAGGGGGATAACATGTTTACACATTTACATGTACATACAGCATATAGCTTTTTAGATGGCTATTGTCATATAAATAAACTTGTTGCTCGAGCTAAAGAACTCGGCATGGAAAGTTTAGCTATTACTGATCATAATCATATGGGCGGTATTTATGAATTCCAAAAAGAATGTAAAAAACAAGGTATTAAGCCGATATTAGGTTATGAAGGCTATCAAACATGGGATACTAATGAATTATCTAAGCCGATAGAAGAACGTTGGATTGATGCAGCTAAGTTAGCATTAGAAGCTGGAGCTATTATACAAAAAGAACACGATGATTTAGTTAGTGGCAAAAAAGGTGTTAAAGGTATTAAAAATATTAAAGAGCGCACTAAAGAATATATGTACGATACTCGTCAATATCATTTAATTTTATTAGCGCAAAATCAAGTCGGTTTAAATAACTTAATTAAACTACAAAGCGAAGCCGCTAGTAAATGTACATATAACGGACGTTTCTTGTTCGATATGGAAATGTTACGTAAATATAGTGACGGTGTTATTTGTCAATCTGCTTGCGTAGCAAATATGATTGCTTCTTGTGTTAAAAAAGAAGATTTAGTAAAAGCCGAAGAATTAATTCTTGAATATAAAGATATATTTGATGATCGATTCTATTTAGAAGTACAACCTAATAACTTTGAATTGCAAGTCAAAGTAAATAATTTTTACTTAAAAATGTCACAAAAACATAATATTAAATTAGTAGCGACTAGCGATGTGCATTATGTGAATAAGAGTGATAATAAAGATCATGATGTATTAGTCGCTATCGGTACTGGCACCACTATTTATGATAAAAATAGAATGCAATATGACCATAATTATTGGTTAAAATCTGAAGAAGAAATGTGCGATGGATTTAAAGCTATTCTTAATGCAAGCGAAACAGAACGTGAAGTAGCACATAAAAAATATGCTTTATATCTTGAAGCTATTCATAACACTCAATTAATTGCCAATAGCATCGAAGAAGTTAAACTCGGTAGCGATGTTCCGTTAATGCCTAAAATCCCAGGAGCTAAAGGCGATACCAAATTAGAACTTCGTAAATTAGCATATCAAGGTTTATATAAATTAGCCGAAGAACATAAATATATTAAAGAAAAAATTCATGATTATGAAAAACGTTTAGCTTATGAATTAAATATTATTAATTATAAAGACTTTGCCGATTATATGTTAATTGTTCAAGAATATACAAATTGGGCGAATAATAACGGTGTAGCAACTGGGCCATCCCGCGGTAGTGGTGCAGGTAGTTTAGTATTATGGTGTATTGGTATTACTAAACTTGTAGATCCTTTAAAAGAAGATTTATTATTTGGTCGCTTTATGACTATCGATAGAAAAGGGGCGCCTGACATTGACCTAGACTTCGATTACTATGGACGAGATAAAGTAATCGCTCATTTGGAAGATATTTATAAAAAAGAAAATGTAGCACATATAGGAAGTTATTCTCAGCAAGGCGTAAAATCTGGCTTAAAAGATGTTGGTCGAGCACTTAATATTAATTTTAAAGTTATGAACGCTCTTTCTCGTTCTATCGATGAAATGGAAGATGCTGTTCCTCCGCAACCTAAATTTAAAGATTATGATAATCTTAAAAATGGTAATGTTCAAGAGAAACAGTTGTGGACTAAATGGAATAAGCTCGAACAAGAAAATAAAGAATTATTTAGATTAGCTCGAAATTTTGAAGGCCTCAAACGTAATTTTGGTGTACATGCTTCTGGTGTTTTAGCTATGCCTTGTAAAGTTACTGATTATATTCCAACACGTGTTGATGATAATGGTGTTACAATTACATTATTTAGCGGTGTTGAGTGTGAAGAACTAGGAGCTATTAAATATGATATTCTTGGTTTAAAATCAATTAGTATTATCGATAAAACATTAAAACATATTAATAAAGATTTTAATTGGCTATATAAAAATGCTAATTTAGAAGATCCTAAAATATATAAAATGTTAGCAAAAGCAAATACGGATTGTGTATTTCAATTAGAATCTGATATGTTTAAAAACATGATGAAAATATTTAAACCAACATGTTTTGACGATATTGCCGCCGCTACAGCTTTAGGAAGACCAGGGCCTCTTAGCGTTGGAATGGACAAACAATATGCTAACAGAAAACACGGCAAAGAAGAAATAACATATCCATTACGTGGCATAGAAAATATATTAAGTAAAACATATGGCGTTATGCCATATCAAGAAAATTTAATGCAAATTTCTAAACAAGTATCTGGATTTGATGACAATCAAGCTGACTCAATTGTGAGAAAGCTTATTGCAAAGAAAAAAATAGATATGTTCCCGATGATGATTCGTTGTCACATTTATGGTAAAAAAAATATTAAGGGCCCGGAAGGTTGGGAACAAGACGATAATGCACCTTGGTATGATCCTAAAGCTAAATATGGTCCTGAGATTAAAGGAGCTATTGCTAATGGATATACAGCTGAAGAAATGAGAAATTATTTTGATACCATTATGGGATATGCCAGCTATGCGTTTAACAAATCGCACAGTTATGCATATACCGTAATTACAATATTAATGTCTTGGTTAAAAATTTATTATCCCGTACAATTCTATTCTGCATTCTTATCAATGCAAGCGGTCGAAGATTTATTACGATATATCCCGATGATTAGAAAGGAAGGTATCGATGTTAAGGTTCCGGAAATCAATAGCTCTGATATTGATTTTACTCCTAATGGAAATTCTATATTATTTGGGCTCGGTTCTATTAAAGGCATAGGTGATTCTAGTATTCCTGAAATAGTAAATAATAGACCTTATAGTAGTCTTGAAGATATATTTAGTAAAGTTCCTAAAAAAGCATTTAATAAACGAGTAGGCGAAGCATTAATTAAGTCGGGTGCGCTAGATTTATTCAATACTAATCGTTATGAACTTCTTAATAAATTTCATGCTATTCGTAAAGATAAAATCGAAGAATTAAATATCGGGCAATATAATGACGAAGCTATTATGGAAATGGAGATGGAGACTATTAATTGTCCAGTAACCAAAACTCCTGAATGGTATTCTTTAGATAATGAAGAAGTCGAAAATGTAAAAATTAAAATTATAGAAATCGATGAACGTAAAGATAAAAGCGGAAATATAATGGCTTTCTGTAAGGGCGATGTAGGCGGTGGTGCCACTATCGATCTCGTTATCTTTAGCTCGATTTATTTGGCTAATATGAGCTCTATTCGCTGTGATCATACTGCTTATTATTCTGGCAAAAAAGAATCGGATTCTAAGATTATCGTTAAAAAAGTAAGTATGGTTAAATAAACTGCGTAATATATATGTAGTCGTTAATTTAATTTGTTAACAAATTTTGGAGATTAATTAATATGGCAAATCGTGGTTTTTACGGTCTTTTTGACCCAACCAAAAAACATGGCGGCAAAGGCGCTGAAGATGCTAAAATTAAAGAGCTAGAACAACGTATTCAAGCGTTGGAAGCTAAGGTTCAAATTTTAGAATCTAAAGTGACAACTGGCCGCGCACAATAATAAATTAGAAAGCTTACTTTTTATAGTAAGCTTTCTTTTTTTATGCTATAATATTGTTGTAATATAACATTGTAAAATATATTTTTTTATATTAAAAAGGAAACCATAATATGGCAAATATAAACGGTAAAATTTTAGTTGATAATGGAGCTGGTCAAAAAGATCAGTTTAACCCAACTACGTTAGCTTCTTCCGTTGTTTTTGATGATGGTCAAACTCTCGAAGAAAAATTTAGAAGTTTGGTACCGGCAAAAGCTACGCAATCTGAACGTAGTGCTGTTGCAGATCGAAGCGATTTAAGCGAAGATACTCGCAAATTTATGGGCCATCCATTAGAAGACTTCATTTTAAGAAATGAATTAATGGCAACGATTACTAAGATTAATGAACATAACGACTGGAAAAATAGTGTGTCGACTGTCGATGAATTATACACTACTTATCCAGACGCTATTGTCGGTAATATCGTTGCTATTAATACTGGTGATGCTGCCGGATCTTTATATCGTTTTAATGGTAGTGACTGGGAGATTTTATTGAAACATGGTAAACGAGTATTACCAGATAACGTTGTCGATAAAATTAATAAGAGCGTTATTATTGAAAAAATGGAATTTGGTAGTAACAAATGGATAAAACAAGGCGAAGATAATTATGAATTATCTTTGAATATTACGAACGCTGAAATTATTCAGGTCGTTATTTTTGACGGCGCATCTAAAAAATTAAGTACTATCACTCCAGAATATAATAATAATAAAATTTTATTGCATAGCGTATTCCCTGAACGCGGTTATGTATTGTATTATACTCAACAAAGTGATGTATTAAATCATGGTGATACAGTATGATCCAAAAGCTAAGTCAACTTGTCGGTCTTAGTGATATTAATAAGAAAGTTAATGAATTCGATAAAGAACTATCCGATATCAAAAAGATGTCGGATAGAACTGTCGATACGCAAATATTATCTTCGTTTATTACGAATAATAAACGAGATATTCAAGCGTTACTTAATACAGCTCGTCAAAAAATCGAGCAATTAAAAAATAGTATCGACACAAAATTTAACGATTATTACACTAGGACACAAAGTGATTCATTATTTGCACGCTCTTCTTTATTAAAAACCTTTATTCGCGATAATAGAGAAGAAACATTTGACAGTAATTTAAATGTTAGTGACAATATTCAATTAAACAATACGAGCGGGCCAATTATTCAATTTGGTGATGGCTCTTTAGAAGTACGTCCTAATTATTTAAAAATAACGGCGCCTAATGGGTCTGTGCCAGTCGAAATTAAAAACGGTGTACCATATAGTAACGGTAATGTCATTATGACAAACATTAATTATATTTCTCCTGGTCCGTGGATTGAATTACCAAATAGTCGTAATGTTAAACGAGTTAATTATAATATCGCTTATGAACAAGGCGCTCGGCAAATGTTAATATTATATCGTTATCATGACGGTAATAATAATGGGCATGAATATATTAATCATATTCTTATCGAACTTCAATTAGGTTTACCTAAATATAAAGATATGGAATGTGAAATTAGTTTATTAAATAGTGAAATTAATGTTACTTATAGCCGCGATGGATATAATGGCAATATTAAAGCTGTGTATTATCGATAGGAGTTTTATATGGCAAAAAGAATAGAATCACAAGCTGTGTCATATAAAACGACACAACAAATTAATGCGATAGCCGATCAATTTAATGAATTCGTTAAAAATATTAATGCCGGTCGATTTACTGTCGACGACTTTATTAGAAGCTTTAACGAAATTAATACATTATATATTTCTTCTAAAAAAGATTTTGACCGTTCTATTCAGTTATCACAAGATACGTTTAATTCTATGTCTCAGAATTATTTAACTAAAGAAGAGCAAGATTCTCGTTATTTAAGTAAATCTAGTTTAACAAACGTAGTATTAAAAAACGGTAATTTTCAAACTAACAATAAATTAACTATTAATGGTAATAATAAAATTATAGCTAATAAAAATGGCAATATATTAATGACTCTTAACGGAGTAAAATTAATTGCCGAAGGTGAATGGTTAAAGTTTGTTAATCCAGATAATAGTGAATTATATGCTCATAATATTAACACTAATAATGAACGTATGTTAGGTCGCGATGTATTTAGATTATCTGGTGAACAACAAATTGATGGTAATTGGAATGAGTTAGCAAATAGCCGCATTGAAAACATAAATGGATCGGTAAATCTTCCGGATAATTGGAACGATTTAATTATTATTGTCGATAATACTAAACAAAATTATGGCGATAATAGTGGATCCAATAAAGATTTTGAAAATGCACACAAGTATGCTCCATCTTATGTGTTTGTATGCCGAGCAGAAGTTCCGATTAAATTTTTAACTCCATTTTCTGTAGCCGGTATTGAAGTTGGCGCAACATATGTTCGTTTAACGCAAAAAACTGGCCCGGTATTTATGGAATATTCTAAAAGCCGTGATTACGGCAGAATAGTAAAGGTATTATGGCGATGATTGAAAAATTAAAAAACAAAGTAACAGTAGTCAGCCAAGTACAAAAAATTAATGAAATTATAAAAGCTATCGATCATTTTAAAGAAGGTATCGATGAAACTAGTATTAACGGGTTAATTAATCGTCATACTCAAAAAATTAATGAAATGAAGGCGCATATTAATGATTACGTTATTAGACTTTCAGATCAGTTAAATGCTAGTATTAATGAAAAACTTAAAAGTTTTTATAGAAAATCAGAAGCTAATAATAAGTATGCTCCTGTAAATGAAGAGAAAAAATATGTTCGTTACGATGATCTTAATGTTGGTAAAAATTTAGTTATTAATGTCGGATCTGGTCCAGCAATTAAATTTAATAAGTCTAACGGTACTTTATTCACTATCGGTGATTTTGATATATCGGCATGGCCTTTTAAAATTACTAAAGGTAATGTTCAATATATGGGAGTGAATAACGAAGGGTTAATATCTGATAAACATATTATTACTCAAGTTAATTATAAGAATTTTATTAAATTAAAATCTTGGCGTGACGGATCTTCTATCGGCAGCTGGAATGCTAACGATTGGAATGAAGCATATGCATATAATACTGGCGACAACTATCAAGGTATCTTCTTAATGGTTAAAAATGCTTCTAAACGCCGTTATGACGTTATGAATTATAATTCTGGCGACGATACTAATATGTCAGTTTCTTTCCACAATTATTATGGAAACACTAGGAATGTGGAACTTTGTTCTCGTTTAATACAGTATCCAGGCGATAGTAGATTCCAAGTTAATATAGCAAAAAAATATTATATGATGCCTGTTAATAGACCTAAATTCCGTCTTAAATACGCTGAAGGGTGGGTTATTAAATGCCGATAGATATTAACACTCTTCGAGATAATCTTAATCATTTAATATTTAAAGTAAACAATCTAGAAGCTTATAAAGAACAAAATAATGATTATGCTAATACATTAGATTTTTACGAAAAGATATTATCGATTAATGATAAATTAAACGGTTTAGATATCGATACTATTAATATTAATAATAGTTTTATTGCCAATAATATTTTAGAAATTTCAGATAATAAAATACAATATGGTAAGGATCAACTTACATTTACTGATAGCTTACGATATAACGGTAAAATTGCTAAAACACAATATGATTTAGCTATGCCGGAATTTAAAGATTATCCTCCTGATTCTTTAGAAAAAGGAGAATATTATTTAGTAATAAATAAAGATCAATATAAAATTCCGTTTATTATCGAATATTATGGCAATAATATTAAAAATGATTTCTATAAAATAGAGAACAGCAAATTAACGTCTGATTATAATTTTGTATTAAAGAAACGAGGTTAACGAAATGATTAATATTATTAATGATGATAACGTTACTCTTTCTGATTTACAAAGTAAAATTGATGAAATTAATAGATACTTAGAAGATAATAAAAAAGATTTAGAAGAAACTATTTATAATAACAATGTTGAACAATACAAAATAGATGATTCTATTTATTATAAAAAAAATAAAGTTTACGATTATACAATTAGTGACTTTAATGTTAATAATTTATCTGGTATTGTTGAAGTAAATAATAATACGTTAAATGTAAATGGTCATATATTATCTAATACAAGTATAGATGGCGTTAAATTTTTAACAGAAAAAAGTAATACTTATACTTGGACTGAAGTCCCGGTATCTAAACAAATTGATATAACATATTTTCATGAAATCAATATTATTATTTCTGATGGTTCAACTTATTCACCTTTATTTATTGTAAAAGAAGATGGATTATATAAAGACCGATATGGGATAGTAGAAATTAAAATTATTGATAATAATTTAATAATTGACAATGTTTATAACGTTGTTAAAGTATTTGTACGATAAGGTTATACGATATGGAAGAACTTTCGTTAAAATCAGTTAATGATAATATTATTACTTTAAGTAATAATGTAGATAATATTATTAACAGAGCTCATAATAGAATCAATGAATACTTAGAAATTAACGGTATTCCATTGGGTAATATATATAATGAGTATATTGGTAAGAATCAACATATCGATATGTTACATGCTAATAATTTATTGGTTAATAATATGCAATTAAATGATAAATTTTTTATCGATAATAATAAAATTGTATATGGCGATAATTCTTTATCGTTAACCAATGGATTAAAAGTAAACGAAGAACAGGTATTGTTGGAAGACGATACCTGTTTTAGTTTGTCATATGAAGGTGTATATACCACATACTTAATTAAAGATAAATCTGAGATTGTTGTCTCTGGTTTATATAACGGCACGGAAACAATTGATCTTATAATTTCTGTTTCTATGTTAAGTGAAATTTCGACAAGTGTATTCGGATATCGAAGCGCAGGAGTAACGGTTACACGTTCTGGCGATGAATGTTCTATAGCTCCTACAGATTCGGGATTCGTTATTACTAATGTTATTATGAGGTAATTTTTCTATGAAACATTTTATAGATCAGGCTTCGTTGAACGAAACAAGTATACAATATCTTATTTATAAGTTAAACGAAGTTATCCGTGTTGTTAATAATAAACCGGATGTACATGACTTAGAATACTGGTCTGATGTATTAGAACAGTTTAAGAATGATAAATCTATTAATACTTATACCGATCTAATCGAAGCTTTAAAAAAGAAGCCAGACTTTAATGAAGTACGCGCTACAGTTCGCGATGAATTAACAAAATTTGTCGATGAAATGAACCAGCGTATTTATCAACCAACTTTAGATCAACTATTAAAAATAATTGGCGATGCACTTAATCAATATATTCGTGAACAAGTGGATAAACGTTTAAATGAATCAATAGAAGATCTTAAGAATAGATTTAGTGCAGAATTAATTTATTGGAATTAGGAGATCAAAAAATATATGGATGAAAAATATACAGGCCGAAAGTTTTATGGTCTATATGATCCTACATCGCCTAGTGCTAAGCGCGATCCTAAATCTGTTGAAGATATTAAAAAACAATCTGATGTTAATAAAGAAACGAGTCTTTCTAATAAAGCATTAGCTGAAGCTAATAAAATTGCTATCGATAAAATCATAGCAATGATGAATGCTAAACAAGCTCAAGATGTTATTACATTCTTGAGTAAAGTCGATGCTGTCGCTCAATATCAGCCTAAAGGCGATTATGTAACAGAAAATCGTATCGACGAAAAAATCGACTCTGGTATTGCTAAATATAATGTTAAGGTTACCGAAACATTTGCAACTCGAGAAGAATTAAATTTAGCAATAAAAGGCGTTACACCTGCTCAATTAAAATCATTAAAAGATGCTCTCGAATTATTGAAAGATAATCCTGATAGCATTGCTGAAATTGCTAAAAAAGCCGATAAAGATAATGTATATACTCGAGCTAGAATCGATGATTTTATTAATAGTTTAAATCAGAAGGATTTAGATTTAGAAAAGAAAATTCAAACTGTTGCGTTAGGCGAAGGTTTTGTTAAAGACACTGAATTAGCTAAACGTGTTGCAGCAATTGTCGATTTTACTCCGTATGTAACTAAAGTATATGCAGAGACTACATATGCTAAACTTACAGATTTAAATTCTAAAGTTTCTCAAGAACAATTAGAAAAAGCTTTAGAAAAAGCAGCACCTCAAGCTGGTATTGAAAAATTAGCGACAAAAGAAGAATTATCTAAAAAAGCTGATAAATCCGAAGTCGAAAGCAAGGTAAATGTCGGTGATTTTAATGATTTAAAACAAAAGATTTCTTCTTTAGACACAGCTATTAAAACTGAAGCTGCTTCTCGTGCTTCTACCGATTTAGCTACCGACAGCAAAATCGGTATTGTTAATAGCACGATTAATGATATTAAAGCCGATATCTTGAAAAATAAACAAGAATTAACGACTCAATTAGTTCATAAAGCTGATACAGAAACAGTAGCTACTCTATTATCTAATAAAGTGGATAATAATAGTTTAGATCTTGTTAAAGCTTCTGTGGAAAAAAATAAACAAGACATTCTTAAGGCTAATATCGAAATTAATAAAAAAGCTAATGCGGCTGTTTTAGAAAATTATCCGACTAAAGAAGAACTTCGTGTTAAAACTGAGTTATTAAATCAAAATATCGAAGATGTAAAGACAATTGCTAATAAAGCTAAATTAGCTGCTGAATCTGGTAAGTTGGCTACTGATGCTAAGGCGTTAGCTGAAGATAATAAAGTTAAAGTTTTGGCTATTGAAGAAAAACTTAAAACTTTATTAACTAAGGCATTAGCCGATTCTTTATATCAAGAAAAAGGCAATTATGCCACTAAAGAAGAAGTTCAAGCAATTACGACTTTAGATCCTTCGACTGTACAAGCATTAAAAGATTTAGCGCGTCAATTAGCAGGACATGAAGACTTAGCTGCCGTTTTAGAAAAACTCGATAAGATTTATACTAAGCAACAAGTCGACGATGCATTGAGTCGCAAAGTCGATGTTACTGCTCTTAGTGAATATGCTACTAAAGAAGAATTAAAAACTAAAACTGCTAATATCATTACGCAAAGCGAAGTAGAAACTCGCGTATTAAAAGCTGAATCTAAAGCTGATTCTGCTGTTCGTGAAGTTAACACGACTGCACAACAAGCAAAATCTAAAGCGCAAGATAATGCTCAATCGATTAGTGAAATTAATACTAAGTTAACTAAAGCAATTGAAGATGCTACTGCTTTATCCACTAAAGTTAATAACTTAGCTTTAAAAACTGGTGAAGGCGGTAAAGTCGATCCTAACGCCGTGGCGGATAAAGTTAAAGAAGTTTTAAATGATTTAGTAACTAAAAATAAATATGTATCTAAACCAGAAATGGTATTAGAATTAGATAAAAAAGCTAATGCTAGTGAATTAGAATTACTACGTCAAAAAGTTACATCTAACGAAACGGCTCTTGCTAGCAAAGTAAGTACTAGTGATTTAGCAACTAAAGTTGAATCTTCTGTATTTAATGCCAGAACAACTGAAGTCGATAATAAAATTAAAGCATTAGAAACGACTAAAATTCCGTCGGTAGTTGAATCTCAAATTGAAGAAAAACTTAAGGCATTCCAACCTAAAGGCGAATATCTTACTAAAACTACTGCCGATACATATTATCAACCTATCGGTTCTTATGTCGATAATGATGTATTTAGCCAAGCTAATATTAAAATTAGTAAACATGAAGAAGATATTGCAGCGATTAAAGCCGCTCATTATGTGCAACAATCTGAATTAGCTAATTATTCTAATACCGAGACAGTTAATGCGGCGATTCAAGCAGCGATAGCCGGTCTCGATACTACATACGCTAAAAAGTCTGATGTAAGTACTTTTATTAAAGGCGTCGATGTTGATAAAAAAATCGTAACTAAGATTGGCGAATTTAAGACCTATACTGATAGTACATTTGCTACAAAGAATGAAATCGATAATGCTCGTGCACTGTTTAGAACTGCGTTAAGTCAAACTGCTATCGAAAAAATTGTCAACGATAAACTCGGCACTGTGAAAGATGCTGTACAAACTATCGTTAATATTCAATCTGGTGTAAACCAAAATAAATCGGCTGTTCAATCTATTCTTACTGAGTTAGCTAAAAAGGCTACGAAGGAAGAAATCGATGGTAAGCTCGATAAACAAGTATTTGAAACAGCTAAAACTTCGTTAACTAAATTAATTACTGATCAAGAATCGGCATTAGCCGAAGCTAAAAAAGCTTTACAAAAAGCAATCGATGATAAGTCGGCAGAGAATGTCGCGAATTATCAAAGTAAAGTAGAATTTGCTAATTGGATTCGTGATACATATACTGTAGCTATTCAAGATTTGCAATCTAAAATTAAGAGCGATCAAGATATTAAAGATTTAGCACAGCCATTAATTAATACTGCAATTTCTGGATTGTCTGATGTATATCAACCTAAAGGACAATATGTAACTTCAGACGGTTTAACTAATAGACTTTTAGGATATCTAGAAGAAGCTTATGCAGATACAAGATATCAGATGCGTGGTTCTTATGTAACTAAAACAGAATATAAAACTGATGTTGACCAAATTAATGGTAAAATCGATACTATTAATACAAATCTTAATAGTAAACTTGATCTAACAGCTGCACAAAGTGTATTTCAAACTCGTGGTGACTATATCACTCGTGGTGATTTAGATGCTGCAGCTACTACACCGGCTTTTGCTAATGCAATTAATAATGCTATTATTGCTAAAAATTTCTTAGATAAAGATACTGCTAAAACTTTATTTGCAGCTAAAGCTAATTATACGACTGCTCAAAATGTTGGTGACATTATTCAAAATAGTGCTATTATTCAGGGTAAGCAAGATAAGATTACATTTGGGTCTGGTTTAAATTATAATGCGCAAACTAAAACATTAACTGCAACTGGAGGCGGCGCTACTGGCGATCTTAGTCAATATGCTAAGAAAACCGAAGTAGTAAAACCTAGCGATCTTAGTTTTACAGATTTTGATATTCTCGCAGCATATAATGCAGAACTTAATTTAGGAGATTAATAGATGCAAGAACTCGATCAATTTAAAACTAAAATGCTAGCTTGGGCTAAAAAGTTAGCACAAGATTTAACAGCTTTAAATAAAAAAATTAAGACGGCTAGACCTGTTGTATCTGAAGCTCCAATGGGTATTGTCCCTGGAGCTTATGAAGGTCAAATTATGGTTCATAAGAGTGGACCGATGATAAAATGTTATTGCTGGGCTAATCGTGATTGGAATGAGATTGGAGGAATCAGCGAATCAGTTTTGAATAATTTAAAATTTGAAATTTCAAGTTCTATTTTAACAAAAGCTGGCCAATCTCAAGAACGCAAACCAAGAGCTTCTATGGATAATATGGGTAAATTATTTGTTAATTATGGTACCTGTACAGTAGAAGTTGTCGATTCTACTGGTAATTGGAAGTTATTAAATGGCCCGTTACAAAATTCCGGTATTCCAAATTATACCCCGGAAACAGGTTCTGGTACATTAGTTCAAGATAGTATTACTAAGAAAATTTATATGTGGAATGGCGTATCATGGATTGAACTTGGTAGCGGTGGTGGCGCTGCCGGTAATTATGTTACACGTGAAGAGTTTAATAATGCTCTTAAGAAAATTCAAGAAGAAGTTAGTAAAATTAGAGGTTAATAATGGCAGATCCAACAACTGAAAATATTGTAAATAAACTTACTGAAACATTAAGTCTTATTCATAATGATTTAGAAGATGTAAAACAAATTTTAAATAAAAACGGCATTCAAGCTACTGGCACTACTAAAACATTAGCCGAAGATATTACTAAGTTACCAAAGCAAGTAGAAGATAATATTAAGAATTCTACGGAGTTAACAGGTATGGCTGGCGGCACGTTAGATATTCATACAGGATTTGTTTATTCACCTAATAATACTGGTAAATTAACTGAAGATAATTGTATCTTTGCTCAGGGTGTAAAAGATTTTGTTCTTCCTGCCAACAAAGAACTCGGTATGTTCTTTCCTAGCGATTCACTAGTAAACAGCATTGTTCTTAGTGAATCTAATAAAGTTAATCGTAATTTAACTTTAACAGTTAATGATGCAGCTATTTTCTATCCAGAAAATATGCAATATTTAACTGGTGCTAAAAATATTGAAAATATTAGTTTTACAGTTAAAGTTAACGATAACGATATTAAAACGATCCAAGAAAATGGTAAAGAATATGCGAACTTTACCAATACATTGCAAGCTGCACCAAGTGGTCCGCCTATGGGACCTCCAAGTGGACCACCATCTGGACCTCCTAGTGGTCCGCCAAGTGGTCCTCCGACTCCGTTTCCTGGATATAGCGGATCTTTTGCATTGGCAGATTATAATACTAAATTTATCGTTAACGATAAAGTATTAGAAAATGTAAAATGTGAAAGCTTTTACTTAAGTCCAAATGCTTATGTTAAAGAAGTTGTAGCAGAACGACTATATGTCGATTATGCATTATTAAGAAATATTCTCTATAAAGATACATATAGTTTAAATTCTTATTTAGATGATTATAATGATAGCCGTCAATTTAATCCGATTAAGGTTAAAGTAAAAGGTTTACTTAACGTGGATAATATCGGAGTTGTAAATGAGCGACAATCTGATTTAACTCCAGAACCTCCATTTGTAAAACAAGTCGATCCGTATAGTGTTCAAAATATTTATGGCGTTACAGCAGAAAGTTATTTAACTAAAGCTAAAAATTATGGCGGCTTTAATACAATATTTGCCAAACTTATGAACAAATATTTCCATATTTTAGTCGATCATACTAAATTTAATACCTTTAATCAAGATTGTTATTCTTTACAACTTCCGTTATATAGCTTAGATGAGACTAAAAAGTTTAACTATGCTAAACGCAAATGGGAAGATATTAATGCATTAACAGAGGACAAAAAAGAATTTAACCCTAAATATAACTGCAAAATGATCGGTTATAGCCGAAAATCTTTTACAGAAAAAGTATTGCCTTCTGCTTCTAATGAATATAGTAATAAAGGTATTATAACTATCGAAGGATATGGTAATCTTTTTATTGACGGGATTTCTCCTAAAAATAGTTATTTCGCTCCGACTAAAGATGGCTACTATTCTATTGATAGCGGACAATTAGGTGGAACAGATTTAGATACTGCTTATAAATATAGTGATAATAATACTATTACTTTTGAATTTAAAGGTAAAGATAGATTTATCGGATTTCCATTCTCAGATTTAATACAATGTTCTTATTCTGAAGATAAATTAAATATTGTATTTAATAAAAATCGAGATCGTTTAACATTAAATAATAATTATTTAGATCCTCAAGACTATATTCAATTATTCCCTTCTCATTGGACTACTAAATATCATGTAGATTCTACTATCACTGATGAAACTAATAGTGATCTAATGTTAAAACGTGAAGACAATATTACTAAATTGGATTGCCGTAAATCTAATTTAACATGTCCATTGTTCTTTAATAAAACTATTGAAGAAGTATTAGTGAATAAAATCTTCATCCCTTGGCGCTTGCCTATCTTTAGACGTCTTGTACAAGAAAATCAACGTAACAGTTATTATTATAAACCACTTATGGAAAATGGATTTACTAAATTCATCTTCGGTGATGATGCTGAAATTGTAGACTATAGCAATTATGCTTATGATATAATGAAAGAATCATCTAATTCTGGTGCTGATGCATTAGAAAATCATAAAGGCTATCGTTTTGATTCTACGCATCAACAAGAAATAAACAACTTTGTTAAAAATATACATGTTCATATTAAATCTAATCATCCTAAGATGAGTGATAAAGAATTCTTAAAATATCGTTTACCTTTATTCACTTTAGATGGTCGTCAGCGTTATAATTATTCTTTGAAAAAATGGCAATTATTAGAACAATATGATCCTGCAAATGATGCGACTCCGATGGAACAAATTTATCCTGAATTAAAAGATAAACTTGATCAATTGCTTGTTGTCGGCGAAATTGTAGATACAGATGCCGGTAGTTCTAGTAGTCCAGGTTAATAGGAAATATATAGCCCAATGACACTCATTAATTTTTTATTGTATTTAAATCATACTGTACCGGATGCAGTCGAACATTTTGTAATAGCATATGCTGTTATGTTTATACTCGTTATGTCTGATACAGTTATGAAATTATTTGCATTAACCATAACTAAATATTCCTTATGGCACTACAAAGCAATTATACAAGCTTTTTGGGGTGGTTGGGGCCAACAAAAATCAAGCCGCGTGTTTTATCGCGGCTTTGTTTTTAAGATATTTCAATACTCGATTGCCTGTTTAATAGCATTTGCACTCGACTGTGTAAGTATGCCTAAAGAATTACCGTATGCATTAAAACATACATTTAATTACATAGCTTTTATTATTTATTTCATAATCTTTTTAACCGAATTATTTTCGTTTAAAGAAAATTACGAATTAATTAAGTATAATAAATCGGTAACATCTAAGTTCGGTAAAGATTTATTAGAACATATCGATACTATCGATTTAAATTTAATTAAATTTAAACTCAATAATCATATTAAGGAAGATGACAAGGATGAGTAAGTTTTTCAAAATGATGTTATTTGAAAATGAACAATTAAGTTATACACGCGTTATTTCCTTTGTTATGTTACTATTATTAATCGGTGTAACTCTATATCTTGTAATTACAGGACATAGATGGGATCATTACGATACATTAGCTAGTTTGAGTGGTGGCGGTTCTGCTGCTACTCAAATTGCTAATAAATTTATTAATAGCAAATACAATTCTGCGCAAGGTACATATCAAGAAAAAAACGATGCAGAATAATATGTAATATAATATAAGTAATACAAATTATATTATATATGAAAGGATTAACTTAATGCGAAAATTTAAAGTTGAAAGTTTGAAGGTTAATATTATTAACGCTCTTCAACTTGATAAATTAATCCGTGATAATACGATTAATCGCAATCAAATTTATATTCAGTCATCTGAAGAATTTGTAGCCGATCATAACGATATTGTTAATCTTAAAGAAACTAAACAAGATAAATTAAGACCAGGTTCGACAATCACGATTAATAGTGATAACGTAATCGAAGCAAATATCGATTTAAGTCCTTATTATACTAAAACACAAGTAGCTAAATTATTTATGGGCCGTGACGAAACATATACTAAGGAAATTATCGATGAAAAGACTTCGAATATTGTTGCTGGCGATAATATTCTGGTTACTTGGGAAAACAATAAGAGAAAAATATCGTCTACGATTCAGTACCGTCAAAACAATAAATCAATGTCTATCGGTACTAATATTTTGGGCAGTGGCACTTCCGTTGGCGCTGGTTCTCAAGCAGTTGGTGAAAATTCTGTTGCTTTAGGTGCCGGTAGTTTGGCAGCATTACCTAATCAAGTAAGTATCGGTAACGAAACAGTTAAACGTGTTATTAGTAATGTAGCTAATGGTATTGAAACTAGCGATGCTGTTACTGTCGGTCAGCTAACTTCTAAAGTAAGTGAAATATTAAGTAAAATAAATAAAGTACAAGAACAAATATATCCTGTCGGTTCTATTTATATGAATGTGAATAATGTGAACCCGGTAGTATTATTTGGAGGTACTTGGGAAAAACTTCCGGCTGGACGAATGTTAGTCAACGAAGGCGACGGTTTTGCTTTGGGTTCTATTGGCGGCGAAAAAACACATCGTTTAAGCGATAGCGAAGTACCTGGCCATACTCATAATGTTAATACTAGTATTTCTGTACTAGGCGATCATTATCATGCATTTAGTACGTTGTATGATAACAACGGTGTTTTTCCTTCGGCAAATCCTAATCGTAATCCCGAGACCGGATTCCGTTTTAAGTCAGAGTCTAGATTAGCTAATTGGAACGGTTCTGGTCATGGTAACGATGTCGGATCTTCTCCGATCGGTACGAATACAGAATGGCACGCCGTAACATCTTTGGATAAAGCATACGGCAATAATCGTAATATTAATATTAACGTTAATACTTCATCTGTTGGCGGAGGTCAAGCACATAACAATATGCCGCCATATTTAACAGTTAATATGTGGAAACGAATTAGATAAAGGAAGTATTAAAAATATGTCTTATGAAGAACAATTAGCTCAAGTACGAGCTAATGTAATTAATAATATTTATCCAATCATTCAGCAACAAGGTTCTTCTAATCAAATGATCACATTACATTGGACAGCTGGTCATTACGATCAGTTGTTTGATGATTATCATATGTGTATCGATGGTAACGGTACTGTTCATATTATGAACGACTTAGACGCTTACGGTGCACATTGTTATCATGAAAATAGTAATAACTTCGGTATTGCTACTTGTTCTAATGTAAATGCATCGTTAAATGGCGATGGTTATATGGGTTATTCCACTTACGTACCAGGTCCAGAACCAGTTAATAGTTTACAGTTAGAAGCAATGGCTACATTAGTATACCTTTGTTGTGTGCAATGGAATATTCCGTTAAGTCAAGTATTTACTCATGGCGAACGTTGTTTACGTCGCCAAGATTTATACGATTATCCATCTGAACGTTGGGATCTCGATATTCTTGTTCCAGAATGTCATGTACGTAGCGAAGATGGTTTCTCGACAAGCGGTGGTAATTGGATACGGAATAGAGCAAAAGAAATTGCTTCTATGAATGGAGTTAATTATTTGTAGTTTTTAATCACCGCTTTAAGCAGCATAGCTGCGCGGTGGAAACTGGATTAGAAACCGAGCTAAAGAAATAGCTGCTATGAACGGTGTTAATTACCTATAATAATTAATTAAGACGGTCGAAAGGCCGTCTTTTTTATTGTAATATAATAATAGAATTTCTATTTATATTATTAAAAATAAAGGATATATAATATGTCTGATAATACAATTTATGATTATGACTTTTCGGTACATGAAACGGAACCGAAACGTGCCGATATGCTTAATGCTCTTAAAGCAAGAGTAAAAGCTTTGGATAAAGGTACGATTATTTCGTCCACGGACTATAACGACGATTCTCAATACGATGAAGATCGCGCGCTAAGTTCTTATTTATTATTTAAATTATTTCCGACTAAAGTTCATTTGCTTAAAAATCATTATACCAAAGAAGAAGTGGACGGCTTATTATCTGATCTAATTTCTAAATATTATTTAAAAAATGAAATCGATGATATGCTTAATGCTTTAAAAAACGAATTAAAAGCCAAAATGTTGACTGATGGTAATGATTTAAAGCAGGCATTAAATGCGCTTAAAACAGAATTAAATAAACATAGAACACAAGAAGTAATTGATCATCCTGATAATAGTATTACTGAAAGTAAAATTCGAGATAAAAATATCTCGAAAAGTAAACTTAATGACGCCCTACAGGCAGAGATCAATGGTAAAGCAAATAAAAATGGAGATACTTTTACTGGCGACGTAACATTTGATCAATATGTAAAATTTAAATCTATACGTCCAAACGGGACTGTAGAATATCATACGATGTTTGGTTCTTCTGGTAATAATCCAGATGGTCGTCGAAATTTTGATATTGGTAGTAATATTAATACTTATGCTACTGTATTATGCTGTAGAAATAATCCTGGCTGGTATAATTATTTAAACGAATATCATCGATTACTTATCGATCAAGACAGGATCGATTTAGAAAATAGAATCGGTAATATTGAATCTCGATTTAATACTAATAGTCAAAATGGTCTTCGCTATTTATGGAGCGGCAGTATTAGTAGCCGTCCAACTGAAAAAGTTAATATGAATCGTGGTGGACGAGGTGGTAGTAGACAACTCGATTCTTATAGAATTCTAGATTCATTACCTGATAATTGGACTAAAATGCATATTTATATTGGCATCGATGTACAAAGAGAATATCATGATCATGATAATGACGATATTTTTACTATAGGTAATTCTTGGAATTATACAGTAATTATTAAAAATGTTACAGAAAGTGTTGTTGTCGACGGTAATTATTTTAGAATTATAAACAATAAATTATATTTAACTCCAGGTAGAAATAATAACGGTATTTCTATTTGGGTTGAGTAATATTAACTCCCTAGTTATTGACTAGATAGTTTTTTTATTTTATACTTAATATAAAATGAGGAAAACACAAGTGAAATACTTCAGTAATATTTTTAATTTTGTTAATAATATATATTATATGTCTTTCGGTAAATATAATAAAGAATTCGTTTCGTTATTTATATTCTTAGTATTAGCTGAATATATGAGATATAAAAATATAATGCGTTTAGGATTTAATGTAGAATTCCGACGAGGAGATTATATTCATTATAATATTAAAGTGGATAAGCCGAACTGGATAGATTTACCGATGTTATATAATTTAATCTTCTATATATTAAATCATTATGGATTTAAAGAAGAAAATTATTATAATAAAATTAATGATTCATATGCTCATCCATTAATTTATCAGAATGATAATGGATTATATGAATTAGATCAAGCTGTATTTTTTAATTTAACAATGAAGGAGATTATAAAATGACACAACAAATTAAAATTGCAGAATATTTAAATTATTTATATACTTGTAAAAGAATATCGTCGGCAAATATTATAGCATTTTTAGTCGATATGTTTCATAAAGCAAAATACGGAGAATTTTTATTTTCTGATGTTAACTATAATCTTAATGAAATTAAAAGATTCCAGATGACAAAACCAGATCAATTAAGTGATTTAATGACTTCTTCTGATACAGCTGAAGAAATTTATGCATTAGTTGATGCCCATTGTAATATTAAAAATAAATTTTGGCAAATTGAAACATTCTTGGTCGAAGACAAAGATAAATTGTATACTCAAGATGATGCATATCGTATTTTTGTACAATATATTAAAGATTATATTCTATTCGATATTTTGCCATATGGTAAGAGATCCTTATGAACTATGTAGATTTCGAACAGTGTCGCAAACTAACGCTTGCCTTATATAAACAATTTGATATGTTCACAAAAGCCGAGTATGAACGAGCATTTGCTGTATCATTAGTTTATTATTTATTGTTATACGATAATGATTTAAATGGATTTGTTATCGTCGTTCGCGACCAGTATTCTTTTGTCGGCATTCAATCTGGCACTCATAAACTTATTAATTATAATCAGTTTTATAATATAACGCTTCGCCTATACGAAGCATATCGTAATAAAATGAGAAGTGTAGCGTGGGGTATGTTCGGCGCTCCCGAAGAACAAATATTTCAGCCACAAGAATTATTAGTAAAAGCACATAAAGGAGTACATCACAATTGCGCTCTGTAAAAACAGTATTCGACGGTCGAGAATTAGTATTTACATTATGTATGCAATACGATACATTAGAATATGTACATCACATATTGGCTCTTACGTTCGGCGCCTATTCATATTTAAACAAACGACAGCTTAGGAGCTTAACTTTACATATTAATTCTAATCAGGATTATTGGATCGATATTAATACGTATAAACCCGATGCAATTAATTATAAAAAGTTTTATTTAGTCGCTTTGGCAATAGCCGAGAAATTCAAAATTTACCGTGTACGAGCCGCTTATCGAGCTTTCGAAGTAGATACACTTACGTATCGTGAAATAAGCTCTGGTGCCCTCAAAAAACGAGGAAAAGAAATAGTAAGAGATTTATTACCTTCTTATGTTTAGCATGAGAGGGTAATTTTTTTGGCTTGTTATATCGAATATATGTTTGCCATATAGGGCAAAATTTTTGGTGCGTATATTTTTCAGACTTGTTATTAATAAGGGAAGAAGAGAATAAGAGAGTACGATTTTTATTTATATATAGGTTAATGAATTATGTATAATTAATATTAATAAGAAGTGGATAAGGAAGAACACTGATTAGTAGATTGGTTTGTTATAAATAATTAGCTATAAAATGTAGAGAAAAATTTCCGCAATACTTAAATTTTAATGTAAAATTGTTTGATATGATTAGTATAGGTAGCGGAGAAATTTTTCCTATAGGAACGAAAAATTAGAAAATTTTTAGAGGGGGTAAGTGTTATTGATATAGAGTGAGTGGTGGCTAAAGTCCGCCCCCCCTACTTTGATTCTAGGTATTGATTGATCTAAGATTAGGGGCTATATCACATGGTCATCACGTATTTGATGACCTTCTTTTAATTATTCATGACGAGGAGGAAAAGATCATGAAAAAGAATTTATTAACAGTAGTATTAGCAGTAGCAGTATTAGGTGGAGCAACAATATATGTTGCAATGCCAACAACACCACATCACTATGAATTACATGTCGTAACTTACGGAGAAACAATGGAAAGCATTGTGAAGAATGCTAATCGAAACTCTGACGTTAATTATGACGTTAGAGATGCTATTGCAACAGCAGTAGCTGAAAGCAGTAAGATAGATGGTGGTGCAACATCTCGTTCTATTAAGCCAGGCGAGAAGGTAGCAGTACCTATCTATCGCCGCTAAAGCGTAAGTCCAGCTGTACGACTATAAACTATAGCAATATATATCATTTATTATATGTCATAGGAGGAAATATCATGACACATGTAGTATTTATCGAAGTATTAAATAATAATCAATTTAAAAAAGTGGTAACAACAAGTGAAAGAGCTGCAGATACATTCTGCAGAGATGCTACTGAATATTATAAACATAATAGTATTGAAACAGTTTATGTTGAGAATGAAGATAATCCAGATTTCTTTGAAGTACGCTCTTGTCGTAATGGCAAAACAATGGCTATTGCTGGACCAGAGCAATGCCAGTTATTCTGGCGCAAACATACGCTAATTAAAAAAGCTGTTGAGGAGGCTAATGGCGTTCCTCAGAAGCCTAAGGGACAAAAATTTGAATTCTACGCTGTAATTAGTGCCAAATTCACAGGTTTTGTTCGTACGTGGACAAAGTGCAAGGAGTTCACTAATGGTAAGTCTGCCAAGTATAAAGGCTTCAATTCCATTGAAGCTGCCAAAACTTGGATGCGTGAGAATCATGCCGCATCTAAGACGTTTGAATATATAACAAACTTAAAACAAATTAAATAATTTGTTATGTATATTGTCCAAAATGACGTTAAACTATTTTCATTTTAATATTCATAAGAGGAGGATAAAAATATGAGTATTAGAAATTTAAAATTAAAAATAGCTATTCAAGAAGCAACAAAGAATGTCTTTTATAATTACATGGAAGACTTGGGGGCATTGCAGCAGTTTGAAACTGCTAACGTGTCCTCATTTACATTCGAATTAAAAGGTAAAGCTAGAGTACCATTAGCTCATGTTAGTGTTTCTAGCTTACCAGTAAGTGGCATTATTGAAAGTAGCGATACCACAACAGCATCCATTGCTAATGGTGTCATCTGTTTAGATGGCCCTAGCAATGGGATTCGCTGGGAAAATAAGGTATATGTAAATACACCGAATTATATCCCAGGAATTGCAAAACTTGACTTCTCACATCTACAAGAAGTCCAGGATGTTATTGAAGTGCTAAAGATGACAAAGAAACACCCACTTCTTTGTTATTTAAATGCTCTTCAGCTATCGCCATCTATGATTCGTCAAATGATGATAGTAATGGTGTTTGAGTCTGAACGCGAGAAGTTTGAAGCTCGTGTACATGCGTTATGTGCTCAAGGGTTCTATGCTATTGCACTAAGTCCTGGCAAGGCACAAAAGCTCAATACCTATGTTGGGCTATTTGCAGCTCCAGCCAAAACCATAGGTATTGATTTATCTAAAAATTGTATTGCTATAGTTCCCAAATTGGATAGTACTGACTTTTGTAATTCTTATGATGGTATGGCATATCACAACCACGAATGGTTTTGCGATATGTATGGCATGCCATTCAATAAACCATCGTATCACCAAATGAGAATTACAGCTTTATCAATCAAAGTAGGTTCTCAACCGTTACATGGAAAATCCATGGAGGCTTGGAAACAAGCTTTCTTAGCCATGGAAAACGTAAAAGTTTATAGCATGGAAAATGGTGTTATCCATGCTGAACATTTTGCGGATTGTTATAAAAAAGGCAACTATAATGTTGCCATTTTTGGTAATCCAAACGGTAAACTTCTTGCCATTACCGATGAGAATGGCATGAAACGTGTGCCGGAATTAGCTCCATCTCAGAAAGCATGGAAATGGAGAATTCTACAATTCTTCCACGAAACAAAAGGAAGGATATCTACACAACATTGTCAATATATTGTATAGAGTATTGTTATTGTTCATAAAGGAGGAGAATATGAACAAGGATTTAAATAGAGCATATATTGCTCAAATAGCAAAAAAAGAAGTAACGGCTAAAATCAACGCTCACTTCAGTGGTAATTACCATGGAAGCGAAATAGATAGAGCTGTTGCTCTTATGCCAAGTATCTTAAAAGAAGATAAGCAAATTAGCATTTCTTTTATTAAGAGCATTGTAGATGCTCTTAATAAGATGATAAAAAATAGCAAATGGAATTCTAACTGTGGTAGTTTTATGGCTACTGCAGAAGTAGATCCTGTTCTTAAATTTTCTACGATACGCTTAATTGAGGAACATCAAATTGGTGTATCCAATAATAAATTTATCCGCATACTTAGAAAGTGCGGTTATCGTGCTGTAGATGTGACTGGAGAAGAAATATCTCCAGAAGTTAAGGAGATGATTATTAATACTAAATCTGATAAAGAATTGTTAAATTTAGTATTAAATCTTGAAGTGGGAATCAAAGCAGAAGGAATTAGGTTTCCACATGCTGGCGAATCATATAATACTGTAATTCGTCCAGCAGCATACTATATTAATCTATTAAGAGATAGATATAATATGTATATTAAAGATGCTATAAAATATTTAGCGTCTAAAGGCGTAAAACAAAATCTTGAAAAACTTGCTGAAGGTCTTGTTGATGCTGCAGCTGATGAATTGAAAATGATTCCTGTTAGTGGATTTATATGCACTGGTAGCGAATTATTTAAAATGTCTCAAGGCGGTTCCGATCATGACACAGATAAACATCTGTGGTTGGTAGGATCTGATGCTGATATGTATGATGGTAAGATCCATTATATGGTCGGCATCAAATCTGAGACTGCGACTCAAGGTTTACTTGAGGCCAACAGTTACGCTGAATTTATAGAGAGCGTATTCATATCAGGTTTAACTGATATGAACGTAGGGAAGTATGTTAATAAGTCTTCCCTGGTTTTAGAGATTGTTGGTGTTCGTCATACTGAAGTTTTTGCTAAATCTTGCAATATAGTTCGCAAGAATTTGGAACTAAAAATTGATATGTCTAAAACAGAATATCAACGTCATTTTAGTATTAAGAATATTCATGAAAATGAATGTTCCAATGATGTTATTATGGCTCTATATGAAGAATTTTTAAATTCTAATATGAGCAATAATTCAATTCTCAATTATTTTGTGGATATTTTAATAATAGCTCCTAGTTTGATCGGTCATATCATTGATATGGCAAAAGCTGGCCCTGGTACAGCATTTGATCCGATTGGAGAAATGTTGAAAGGTATCCATAGCATGCGTAGAAAACAATACGCATGTGTTGATTTTAACATTGATGATGGCACACTTACTTTAAGCAATGCTATTAGAACAGGTAGAGAATATTTAAGAGGAGAAGAATAATGAAAATTAATCAAAAGCAAAAAGAAATTAAAAGTTTGGGTATTTCTTCTGGATTGTATGAAATTCAAAATGAAGTAGCTGCAGTTGCATTAGAACAACTAAAGACTGCTGTATCTACTTACGGTATTAATTTAAAAAAAGAAACTAGTGAAGCAAAAGGTCTCACTGGTTATATTAATGAATTGATCGAAGATATTCGTAAGTCTTCGAATGAGAACATTAAGGGAGAGCTAATGAGCTCTCCTATGTCTAAAATTGCGAGCTATGTTCGCAATATGTTAATCTGGGGTATGAATATAAACCCAGATAAAATTAATGTATATGAAGCTGCTCGTGAAGCAGGCTTCATTTACGGATCTGTTTGTTTAAAGAAGGATCTCGTACATTATGCATGGGATCATGCTAGTGAAGAAAAACAAATAGAGTCTCTACGTGTAGTCGAAGTGACTCCACGTTTTAAGGGCGCTGCTGACGCCTATAAATCAGCAACAGGTTTAGATGATGAAGAAGGCGAATACGTCTTCTTTAACAAAGGTTTAAGCAGCGATGAATACTTGTTCTGTGATCCAACTGTAAATGGATCGTATGAATTATTTGTGCGTGAGAACGGTAGTCTTTATATTATTGTTACTCCACTCGATGGTATGGAATTACCATTACCAAAAAAACAATTATTATTGAAGTCTAATGACTTCACTAATGCTGCTTCTAAAGTAGCTGTAGCTCAAGGATTTAGAAAAGAATTAAATGAAGGAGAAGTCCTTCGCTATGAGGAATTTGTTTTAATGACTGGCTCTATAGCTAAAGGTATTAAAGCGAAAGGTTTAGATGGGAAAGCTCCTTCTGATGGCATTTATGTTAAATCTTTGAAAGGTAATGGATATGCCCAATTATGTGGTGTATCTATTACCAAAGAAATCCGTGAGATGATTACAAAGTCTTACGGATCTGTTAATATTAAAGTGCATATTGATAATATATGTTTTAATCAGTTTGCAAAAGGTATAACTGAAATTAAATCTGTGGGATTAATGCTTACAGTACTTGATTAAGTTACTTCCCCCTTCGGGGCAGTTCACAAGACAGTTT